CCGAGGCGATCGTGCGGGCCGACCTGACTGCGGCCATCGCTCAGTTCCTGGATCGCGACTTCGTCGACCCGGACAAGGCTGCGGTGGCGAACGTCTCGCCGGCCTCGATCACGAACGGCGTTACCCCGGTCGTGGCGAGCGGCACGACCGCCGACGCACTGCGCGCCGATATCAAGGCGGTGTTCTCGGCGTTCATCGCCTCGAACCTCTCGCCGATGGGGTCGGTGTGGATCATGACTCCGACCCAGGCCCTGGCGATCAGCATGATGTTGAACCCGCTGGGCCAGCCGGAGTTTCCGGGTCTGACCATGACCGGCGGAACCTTCTTCGGTCTGCCGGTCGTGCTGTCCGAGAACATCCCGCCCCAGGGCGCGGTTGTCGGGCCGCCGGTTATCCCGGCCGGGTCGCGGATCATCCTCGTCAAGGCGTCCGAGATCCTGCTCGCCGACGATGGCGGTGTGACCCTCGACGTCAGCCGCGAGGCTTCGATCCAGATGGACAGCGCGCCGACCAATCCGCCGGCCGCCGCGACGGTGTTGGTCAGCCTCTGGCAGATGAACATGGTCGGCCTGAGGGCTGAGCGCTTCATCAACTGGCAGCGCCGCCGGCCCGAGGCCGTCGGCTACATCACGGGCGCCAACTACGCCTGATGAGCAACGGGGGTCCGGGAAACCGGACCCCCTTTTTGTGCGAGGTGTGCATGCCCAAAGTCCGCGCCATCAAAGAGGTTCGGTATGCCTCGACGCTGCGGCATCCCGGCGACACGTTCGACATTGCGAACGACCGCGATGCGCGCCTGCTGATCGCCGTCGGCAAGGTCGAACTCCTGCCGTCTGGCCCAGCCAGGAAAGCTGAGAAGGCCGAGCACGCTGCCAAGGTCGAAGCGACCAAGGTCGAACCGGAGACGGCCGAGGAAGACAAGCCCGAGGCGAAGGATGCCAACTTGGCGCCCTTCGCTGATGAAGCGCCCGAACTCGAGGCGCCCGAGCCGTCGACCAGCGCCGACCAGGCCGACACGCCTGCGTCTCGCCGGGGCCGATATGCCCGGCGCGATCTGACGTCGGAGAAGTGACGCCATGGCTGAGCCGGAACCGCGCTTCATGGATGCCGGCAATCTGCACCGGCTCGACCTACGCAAGGGTGATCGCTTCGTTCTGACCGTCCGCCACCATGCTTATGCAAAGCTGGCGGCAGTTCGCAGGCGACGGCGTGCCGCTGCTGGTGCTGACGCCTGGGATGTCCCTCGGCGTGATCAGCGCCGAGGCGGATTGATCCATGAACGTCTTTGGCCTGTCGATCACCCGCGCCCGGCCGCCGTCCGACCTGATGCCGGTCGACAATCGCGGGGGATGGTGGGGCCTCGTCCGCGAAGGGTTCACGGGCGCTTGGCAGTCGAACATTGAGATCAGGCTCGACACCGTCCTGACCTATCACGCCGTGTATGCGTGCATCAGCTTGATCGCGTCCGACATCTCGAAAATGCGGATGAAGCTGGTCGCCGAAGACGCTAACGGGATTTGGTCTGAGACGCCGAGTTCAGCCCTATCGCCCGTCCTGCGTCGGCCGAACCATTACCAGAACAGGATCAAATTCTTTGAGCAGTGGGTCACGTCAAAGCTGATCTATGGCAACACCTATGTCCTCAAGGTCCGCGACGCCCGGAACGTGATCACCCAGCTTTACATCTTGGATCCGAACCGGACCAAGGTGCTGGTCTCGCCCGACGGGTCGGTGTTCTACCAATTGAGCCGGGATGATCTGACCGGGCTTGACGAGGATCTAGTCGCCGTCCCGGCGCGCGAGATCATCCATGATCTGATGTGCCCGCTATATCACCCGCTGGTCGGCGTCTCGCCGATCTATGCATGCGGGCTGGCTGCGGTTCAGGGCCTGAAAATCCAGACGAACAGCACCCAGTTTTTCGGCAACGGCAGCAACCCCGGCGGCATCCTGACTGCACCCGGCGCCATCAGCGATGAGACTGCCGCTCGGCTCAAGGCCCATTGGGATGCGAATTACACCGGCCAGAATGTCGGCAAGGTGGCCGTCCTCGGCGACGGTCTGAAATACGAAGCGATGGCGATCACCGCCACCGACAGCCAGCTTATCGAACAACTGCGCTGGACGGCCGAGGTCGTCTGCTCCTGCTTCCACGTCCCGCCTTACATGATCGGGATCGGGCCGGCGCCGAGCTATACGAATATCGAGGCGCTTAATCAGCAGTATTACACTCAGTGCCTTCAGTCGCTGATCGAGAACATCGAACTGTGCCTCGACGAAGGGCTTGAACTTCCGAAGCCATACGGGACCGAGTTCGATCTCGACGCCCTCCTGCGGATGGATACTGCAACCCAGTACAAGGCCATCTCGGACGGCATCGGCGGTTCCTTCCTGACCCCGAACGAAGGCCGTCGGAAGCTGGACCTGCCGCCCCTGGAGGGCGGCGACACGGTCTATATGCAGCAGCAGAATTTCAGCCTCGCGGCTCTGAACGAACGGGACCAAGACGCGCCGTTCGCCAAGCCGACGGCGGCGCCTGCTGCCACCCCGGCGCCGACGGCTGAGCCCGATCCCGACGAGGTCGACGACAACCCGGCAGAAGACCCCAGCATCGCGGCGAACGCGAACGCGTATGGGACAAGCGGCTGTCGGACCTTGAGCAGCGCGCCCCGGTGCCGGGTCCCGAGGGGCAGCCGGGCCGGGACGGGAGCGACGGCGCGGAAGGCTCCCAGGGCGAGGCTGGCCCGCGTGGCGAGCCCGGCCAGGCTGGACCTCCTGGCCCTCAAGGCGAACCGGGTCCGGTTGGCCCGGTCGGCCCTGCTGGTGATCCCGGCGAGGCTGGCGCCCCTGGCGAACCCGGATCCCCTGGCGAGGCTGGCGTGCCAGGGACGCCCGGCGCGCCCGGTGACGCTGGCCCCCCCGGCGAGCCGGGAGCGCCGGGCGAGAACGGGACAGACGTCGACCCCGAGGAGATCAGGGCGCTGGTCGCCGCTGGCGTCGCTGCCGGCTTGGCCATCGTCAAGGAAGATGTCTGCACCCATACGCTGGGCGATCTCACGCGCGGCGTGGAGACCATCCGATCCAGTCAGGCGATCGAGGTCGATCGCGCAGTGGCGCAGGCCGTGGCGGCGATCGTGCGGCCCGTGACGATGATGATCGACGAGGACGGCAACCTCGTCTCGGTCATGTCGAACGGCGAGGCCGTGCGCATCGGACGGGTCCGAGGGGCGAACGGCAAGGATGCCCCGATCTTTGAAACGGCCGAAGTCGATGAGGCGGGCGTCCTCGTCCTGGGCTTGTCCAACGGGGAGATCTTCAGAGTGGGAATGGTGCGCGGCGCCGACGGCAAGGACGGCAAGGACGGGTTCGCGCTGAGCGACTTCGACGCCGAGATGCGCGACCTCGGCCGGACGCTGATCCTGCGGTTCAAGGGCGACGAGGTCGAGCAGGTCTATGAACTCGGTCTGGCGACCCCGGTCTATCGCGGCGTGTTCCGACAGGGCGAGGCGTATGAGATCGGCGACCTCGTGACCTTCGGCGGGTCGGTCTGGCATTGCCAAGCGCCGACGACTGAGAAGCCGGGCGACGGCAACAAGGCGTGGGTCCTGGCGGTCAAGCATGGCCGCGACGGCAAGGACGGCCCGACCGGCGAACGCGGGCCGGCGGGGGCCGACAAGAAATGATCACGCCGCTGGTCGACCTCCCGACCGTCCGCGATCGGCTGCGGATCGATGCAACCGACGATCAGGTCGACGTCGAGCGGATCATCGCCGAGGCGACGGACATCGTGATTGGCTATCTCAAAATTGAGACGCCGGTCTGGTCGGTCGCGACCGTGCCCGAACGGGTCCGCACCGCCATCCTCTTGGTCTGTCGCGCGATCTATGACGGCGAAGAAATCGTGATCTCGCAAGCGGTGCAGGACGTCCTTCACCGCGATCGGGATCCAGCGCTCGCATGACCCTTTCGCGGTGGGTCTCCCGCATGTTCTTCCCCCAGCCGGCAATTGATTTCGGGCCGCTGCTGGTGCTGCGCGCAACGGATCGGTGGCACGCG